TCTTTAAAGAACAACTTTCAATAGAAGATGCTAAAAAGAAATTAGAAAGTTTTAAAAAATTAGTAAAAAAACAAAGAAAACTATTAGCAAAGAAATATCATCCTGATTTCAATCCAAATAATTTAGAGAAAATGAAAATAATAAATCATATTGTAGATGAAGTTATGAAAATAAGAATACAATCAAAAATAATTCAACGTCCATCTATTATAATAAGAACTTATACCAGTAATTATGGTAATACAGTCTATACTTCTACAACTTCTACAACAACAGGGAGCTGGTAATAAATATGGATTTTAAAAGAAATTCTTGTGATTGTAACAGATGCAAATGGAATTGCAAAACCCTTCCAGGTTATCTAGTACCAACAGATATAACTACAATTTGTAGCTTGTTAGGTTATGAAAATATATTATATTTTGCAGAAACCTTTTTACTAGCTTCAGCAGGAGCTATAGTTCAGAAAGGAGAAGAAATTTTTAGAATCCCTACATTAGTTCCAAGAAGAAATGAAAAAGGTTATTGTATTTTCTTTACAGAAGATGAAAAATGTTTAATTCATTCACTTTCACCATTTGGATGTGGATATTTTGATTGTAAACAGACAAAAGAAGAAGCAGATTCAATAAGTAAAATAGGTTTAAATTCAATAATGGAATTGTCAACAGAATCACAAATTTATAAAATGCTTATTGATTTTTTAGTTGAAAAGAATTTAATTTCAAAACCACCAGAAGTATTGAAAAAAGAAAGGGGGGAATTTAATGAAAGAAAAACAAATTGAATTTGGTGATGAAATAAATGATCTTATTAGTGGACTTACCGGAATTGCAGTTGCAAGAACAGATTGGATGAATGGATGTTCTAGAATTGGAATTGCAGGACCAGCTAAAGATGGTATAATTCAAGAACTTCAATGGGTGGATATAACACAATTAATTATAATTAAAAAAGGAAAAATTATTATTTCTTTAGAAAAAGATCCAGGTGGACCTAGACAAGACCCCAAATTATCAAATCCAAAATTCTAAGGGAGATTAATTATGTCAATTTGTAAACCAGTTTTTATTGAGGGAACAACTCTAGGTGACACTTGGTTCCAACTACTTCAAGCTTTACATGATAATGGAAGAAAGAAATTTATTACAGAAGGTTCTTATAAAGAAGCTACAAGATTATCATTTGATGATGTTTCAGGATTTATTCATTTACCCCACGAAAAACCCTTAGCACCTATTATGCCTGAAGGAAGTAATCTACCAGCACCAACTACAGACCATGATATTGAAATGTATTTTGCTGATTACTTAATGAATGGAAAAATAAAAGATAATGAAGATTATAAATATGCAACATTTATAGTTGGTGGAAATTATTATCCACCAGGAGGAATAAGATTTTATGATGGTTTAGATGTTGCCTATTTTCCAATAAATGTACCTAACCAACTTCAATGGATTATAAATCATTTCAAAGAAAAAGGTTTTGGAAATGAACATTGTTATTTAACAGTTGGTTATCCTGAATCTAATTTTGCTTATGATATTCCCTACAAAACTGAACAAGAAAGAAAAACTTCTCCATGTTTAAGAGGATTAGACTTTGGAATTATTAAAAACATAAACTATAAATGTAAAAATTGTGGATTTGAATATGAACCTTTTCAATATGAAAGAATAATAAAAGATAATATACATCACACACGCTTTGAATGTGAATGTATTACTCATGGTTTTAATAAATCAGAAGAAGATTATTTATTAACAAAAGTAATTTATAGAAGTTGGGATTTATGGGGTGGATGGCCTACTAACATGGGGGGATTTACATTGCTAAATGAGTATGTAGCAGGTGAACTAGGCATAAACCCTGGACCACTATCTTTTACCTCTAAAAGTTTGCATTGTTACGATTTTCAATTGGAAGTATTAAAACAAAGATTGGGGAAAACAAATGAAAAGATATAAACTAAAAAGATATAAATCAAAAAGATATGAACTAAAAACATATGATATAGAAGAATATGATCCATTTACACAATTATGTTGTACTAATAAAGAATGTAATTGGAAAAATAAACTCACTCTACCTCTTCACGATTATGAATCAGAAGCAGGATTAGTAGATACTGGAATAAAATATGATAAAATATTAAAAAGAAAAGTAGAAACTTGTAGATACTTTTTTGGAAATTGTCCAAAATGTGGTAGTGAATTATACCCTAAAGAAGTAACACATGAAGATGAAACAATTAATGAATGGATACAATTCTAAATAAAGGGTTAAAAAAATGTTCAAAGCAGAAATTGAAATACTATCACCAAACCAACAATTAATAGGAGGAAAAATGAAAGAATTTCAAATTTATATTTTGGGGGATATGAAAGCAAAAGATGAAGATCATGCATTAAGTAAACTAGGAAAATATTTATTTAATGTAGGTAAAAAAGGTGTTAATAGTAAATCTTATGAACATATTCTAAAAGGAAAAATAGAAATTAAACCAAAAGATTGAGAGGAAAATTTATGCAAGGAAAAAAAACAACTTTAACAATAGAACAAATAGAAAAAATAAATGAACTTTATGTAGGACAAAGGTTAAGTGTTGACATGGTAGCACAATTAATATCAGTTGGAAGAAATACAGTTAATAAATATCTAAGACAAAATAATTTAATGAGAGATAGAAAAACAGCTTCAATAGAAGGTACTCTAGATAGAGATAGAAAAAGAAAAACTTTTGAATTTCTTAGGAGAACAGGATAATGAAAAAAATAAATATAAAAATTGATGGAAAACAAATGGATATTCATGGACAAATATTATCGGCTCTTGTATTAAAAAACTATAATGGTAAAACTTCTATTTCTATAGAAGAAATAGAAAAAGTAGAAGGTTATATTGTTTATATTGAAAAAGGAATGATAGTTATAGAAGCTCAAGGAGAAGATAATGACTAATATTGAAAAAATATTTACTTATCATCCACCAAAAGATGAAAATGTTATGAAGTTTATAGATATAAGAGAAAAAGCAAAATAATTTGGAATTTTAATTAATAATATTTGTCCTGACAGTAGAGAAAAATCTTTAGCATTTACAAAACTAGAAGAAGTTGTAATGTGGGCAAATGCTTCATTAGCTAGAAATCAGTAGGAGAAAAAATGGAATATTCTGAAAATGCCTTAAAGATATACCAAAAGTTATACTTTAACAAAAAGTTAGATGAAAAACGTCCAAATGATGTTCATCGTAGAGTTGCTGAATTTATTTCTAATAATGATACAGAAGAAATTGAATTTTTTGAAATATTAAGAACAAAATCTTTTAGACCAAATACACCCACATTAATAAATGCTGGAACAACAAGTACAAATCCATTAGATCAACAATTAATGGCTTGTTTTATATACAAACTAGAAGATTCAATGGATTCAATTATTGATATGTGGGGAACTCTTTCTAGAATCTATGCTAGTGGTGCTGGTGCTGGAATTAACATTACTAATTTAAGAGAAAAAGGAAGTCCAATCTCTTCAAGTGGTCAAGCTTCTGGTCCTCTAGCATATTTACAAGTATTAGAAATTGTATCTCAAACAGTAATGGCTGGTGGAAAAAATAGAAGAGCAGCTAATCTTGCTGTATTTAGACATGACCATCCAGATACATTAGAAATATTAGATTCAAAAAGAGATAAGAAATCTTTAAGATCATTTAATATTTCAATGTTAGCACCAGATAATTTTATGGCAATGATTTGTAATGATGATCCTAAAAAAGATATTGAATGTATTTCTCCAAATCCAATTTCAAAATATAATAATCCAGATTTTAAACAGTATATTCAATCAAAGGATTTGTGGGAAAAAATAATAGAAAATGCATGGGAAACAGGAGATCCAGGGTTACTCTTTATAGATACTGCAAATAAATTCAATCCATTTCCAAGTAGAGGAAAAATTAATTGTGCAAATGCTTGTCAAGAAGTTCCTTTACCAGATTGGAGTGCTTGTGTATTAGGAGCAATCAATCTTAATAATTGTTTAATCCAAACAGATCCTAATAGTATTGGTTTTAATTGGGAAGAATTAGAAAGATTAACAAAACTAGGAGTTAGATTTTTAGATAATGTAATTGATAAAACAAGTTATTTACATCCTAAATTTGAAGAAGAAATGAAAGCAACTAGACCTATTGGTTTGGGAATAATGGGATTGGCAGATATATTTATAAAATTAGAAATTCCATATAATAGTGATGAAGCTATAGAACTCTTTAAAAAAATATGTAAATGTTTAACTAAAACAGCAATAAAAACATCCATTAAATTAGCAAAAGAAAAAGGAGGTATAAAAATTCCAGAAGATGATTGGAAACATTTTAAAAATCTTCTTCTATATTATGGATGTACCAAAAAAACTATAAGAAAATTTGATGAGTATGGTATTAGAAATTGTACATGGACAACTTGCCAACCAACAGGAACAACAGCATTATCAGCAGATTGTTCTTATTCATTTGAACCATTGTCTGCTATTGTTTGGCAAAAAGAATTAGCTGAATCACATGAAATTATGACATTTGTAAATCCAGAATTTGAAAACTATGTAGAGAATTCTATCATAAACCACTTAGATGAAAATACAAAAATAAAATCTAGAAAAAGTTTATATAAAAGAATTATAAAAAATAATGGATCTATAAAAGGAATTGGAGATATACCAAAAAATGTTCAAGAAATATTTGTTACAGCACATGATATTAATCCATTAGATAAACTTAATATGCAAGCAGCAGGGCAAAGATACATTAGCTTGGGTATTTCTTCTACTTGTAATCTTCCTAATCATGCAACAAAACATGATATTGAAAAAATATTTGTACTTGCTTGGAGATTGGGATTAAAGGGAATTACAATTTATAGAGATCAATGTTTAGATTGGCAACCTATAAATTTTGGAGAAAAGAAAATAAAAATACCAACAATTGAAAAAGATAGTGGAATTGGTACACTAACATTAAATGAAAAAGAGTTTGAAGAATTGTGGGGGAAGCATAAAGAACAAACAAAATCACATAATAAAAGACCTGTTACAAGAGATGGGAAAACATTTGAAATAGAAACTCCACATGGAAGATTATATTTAACTTTAAATAAAGATAGTAATAATAAACCATTAGAGGCATTTCTAAGACTAGGAAAATCAGGTAAACTAGAAAACCTTTTATTGGATACATTAGGTAGAGTAATATCTAAAAATTTACAAAGTGGAGTTCCTTTCAATGAAATCAGTTCTCTATTAAGAGGAACAAGAGAAGATAAATTTTGGTTTAGATTATTTGAAGATCAAGAAACACCTTTTGCAGCAGAAAGTATTATTGATGCAATTGGTATTATAATGGATAGTTATTATACTGACATTAAAAAAGCAAGTGATGAAACTTTAAAAGAAAAAGTACCACATGAATTAGTAACAAATGTTTGTTACTATTCTGAGTGTCCAGTTTGTAAAAAATTCACACTTTCACATGATTCTGGTTGTCGTTCTGGTCAATGTACTAATCCAGAGTGCTTTTACACTTCATGTGGTTGAAAGGAAAAAGTATGCAAGAATCAGAAAAAGATATTATATCAGAATTTGCTTATGGAGAAGGAGCTATTAAAGTAATATCCAAATCAATGGTTATTGCAGTTAGTAATGTTGGACAATTTGAACGTACAGCAGTTCTTTCTATTGTTATAGGAAATTTACTTTCTGAATATAAAAAAGGGGAATATGAAAAAGAGTCATATAACCCAGAAAAAGAATTTGAAATGTGGGAAGGAGAAATTATTCTTATTCCTTGTAGAAAATATATGGATTGTAATGAAGAAAGATTAACTGGATTAAGATTCGACCAAATACTAACAACAAGTTGGCAAGATCCTCGTAATTGGGACAGAAAAATTTTTGATAAAAAGGAAAAAATATGCAACCAATTCAAGAACAAAAAGAAAAAGAAATAATAATTAAAATTGGAGAACATGAAATACCAGCAACAAAAAGAAGAGAACTAGCAACACAGCATGTTCCAATGGATATTATTAAAGAACTACATTTAGGAAAAAGACTTTCAAGAAAAGATAGAAGGAAACTAGCCAAGGATAATAAAATGGATTGGAATATCTACCAATTACTTACAAGAGAAATTCATAGAAGAATGTTTTTAAGACTAAATTTGGAAACTGGTAAAAAAGAGGGGATTATAATTGATGATGAAATTAAGTGATATAGAAAAAACACGGTTTGAACAATGGGTAAAAGAAAATGTAACTGAACAAGTAGTTCCTAGTGATGAAGGAAATAGTAATGCATTAATTTATAATCTAGTTCATTTAATTCGTGGTGACAAAGATCACTATTGCTATGGAAAAAAACAAGACGAAGAAATTAAATCTTGGAGGATATAAAAATGAATTTTTCTGATTATTCAATAAGGGAAATTGAAAATTATTTCAATAGAGATAAAAAACATTTGGTTCAATATTATAAAATAACTAAATATCCTTGTCCATTTAATGCCAAAGGATGTAAAAGGATTATTAGAAAAGGAATGTTTGTTGCAATTCCAGTAGATGAAAATATAGTTGCAATAAGTTGGTCTTCCTGTAATCCAAAGGATTTTTTTAGACCCCACTTTGGTTGGATTGAGGCTTATAGAAAAATACAAAGTATTGAACCAGTAGCTCCACCAAAAGATATAAGAATAAAAAAGGCATATGAAAGATTTGTTAATAGATGTAAAAGATATTATAAAGATAAAGAACTTGCAATTTTTTAAACTGGAGAATAACATGAAACAAAAAATAGAATTACTAATAGATAGTAAATATTTGTGTTATAGAACTTTAACTACACAATTTAATTTAACCCATAATGAAGTAAGAACAGGAGTTCATTATGGTTTTTTTAGTACATTAATATCTTTAAAGAAAAAATTTAAAGCAGATAATATTATTTTAATGTGGGATTCAGATAGATCATATAGAAGAGAAATTTATCCTGAGTATAAACAAAAAAGGTATGGACAAACAAATAAAAATGTGGTACAACAAATTAGAATAATAAAAGAAGAATCTGAAAATATCAGAAAGGAATATAATAAATTAGGTTTTGCTTCTTATTTACAAAATGGAATGGAAGCAGATGATCTTTTTGCTTTATATACAATAAAGCATCTAAAAAATCCAAAGTTAAAAATTATCATAGTTACAGGAGATGAAGACATTTATCAATTACTTTTTGAAGATAGAGTTCTTATATACAATCCAAAAACTAAAAAACTATTAACTGAAGATTGGTTTATTAATAATTATGGAATAGCTCCTTCAGATTGGGCTAATGTAAAATCTATAGGTGGTTGCAAGTCTGATAATATAATAGGTATAGAAGGAATTGGGCAAAAAACAGCAATTAAATATATAAAAGGAGAACAAATACCAGAAAGAAAAGAGAATTTAATTGAAGACAATGAAGAAAAAATAGAGTTCTTCTTGAGATTAACAAGACTTCCTTTCTACACTTTACAAAATCAAAATCCTACATTGGGAAAGTTAAAAAGAAATAGAAGAATGTTAAAAAAACAAACTAGCATAGATATAGATTATTTTGTAGAGTATTGTCAAGATAGGGGTTTTAGATCATTTCTTAAAAAATTAACATTTATAAATAAATTATTTGATGGGTATAAAGATAAACCATTTAGAAATATAAGATATAAATAAGGAGCAATAATGACAATTGATGATATACAATTAACAGTTGGAACAACTGTAATAGAAATAGAAGCAACACATTTTGAAGATTTAATATCTACTATAAATCATATTATAAGTAAAATTCCAGAAAAATTATATTGTATTTATCAAAGTAAAACAAAACCAGAATTATTTTTTCTTATATTTATAAATATAAAAAAGTAAAACGATAAGGAGAAATCTGTGGAACTAGATTTTAATATAAATTTTCTCAATCACATTCTCCTTCAATCAATTTTGGATACAGAATTTTTAAAAAGAATTAGGCCAGTAATTGAACCAGACTTATTTAAAACAAAAGAAAAAAAGTTTCTTATAAGATTAATATATGATTACTACGATGAATATAACAAAGCACCAGAAGATCATTTCTATGATATTATAGAATACCAAAAGAAGCAAATATCTAAAGAACTTTACAACAAATCAATGGACGTAATAAAAGTATTAAGAGATATAGATCATTCTAATCCAGAATTTATATTGGGAGAAATTAAAAATGCAGTAAAACATTTCAAATTAGAAGAAGCAGCAGTAAACTTTGCACAACTAATAAAAATAAAACAATATGACCAAGCAGAAAAAGTAATAATAGATGCAATAAAATCAACAGAAGATATTAAACAAGAGTATTTCAATTTCTTTGATGATACAGAATATATAGAAAAAAGGATACAAGGCAAAAGTTATAAAATGCGTTCTTTAATTCCAGGTTTGGATAAACTAATTGGTGGTTTTAATCCAGCTTGGTTGATAACTATCTTAGGTGCAGCAAAATTTGGCAAAACAACAATGCTTGTTGAACTATCTGTAGCTGCTATGCTTCAAGGATTAAAAGTTTTATTTGTTACAGGAGAAATGAGTAAACAAGAAATAGTTGATAAATTCGATCAGTGTATTGGTTTCTTTAGCAATACAGAACATGAAACAATAGAAACAATGACATTTAAAAATGAGAAATGGGTTAAGATTAAAAAGAAAGTTGATTCAATTTATGATATAAACAAAGTAATAAAATCCAGAAATACAATTCAAAGATTAGGGGGAGATTTATACATTGCAGATTGTTCTTCTGGTAGAGTTAATTGGATGGGGGTAGATTTAATACAAGACAAGATACAACAAACACATGGACACATATTTGATGTAACAGTAGTTGATTACTTAGGAATAATGAAGGCTACTGAGAAAGGACAAAATAAAAAAGAACGTATTGCTGAAAATACACTTGGATTAAAAGAATTATCAAAGAAAAGACACCAAATAATCTTCACAGCACAACAAGGTAATAGAAAAGCAATGACAGCAAAAATATTTAGATCAAATGAAATAGCAGATGCTATTGAACCTATATTTGATAGTGATGTTGTATTAGCAATTTGTCAAACACCAACAGAAGAAAAATATAATGTATCTAGAATTTATATTGCTGAGAATAGACATGGACCTAGACACCAAGATATTTCTCTTGTAAGAGATCTAGCAAGAGGTCAAATAGCATTAGGAGAAGCTACAGAAAATCTCCTATTCAAAGAGGATTCAGAAAATGAAGATGTTGATTATTAAAAGGAAACTAAAATGTTAATTATAGAAGAAAATGCTTCTATATCTAAAGTTACTACAGTAATTGATAAAGAAACATTATATGATTTATTATCTTATACTGAGACAACAGTTCTTCCTCAATATGATGGTAAACTTGTTTCTATTAAAAAATCTGCATTTGATAGAAGATCAAATTCTTTTGGTACTGGTTTAGTTCCTTTTATAAAAAGAAAATTAGAAGCAGAAAGGAATATAGTAAAAGTAAAAGCAATGAAAGAAAGTACAAAAAGTTATTTAGAATTTACAAAAGATGTTTTCCTAAAAGAAATTGAACTTGAAGATTACCAAAAGAAAATATTAAAACTCATAGAAGAAAAAAGAACAGGTGTAATAGAAGCTCCTACAGCAGCAGGGAAAACAATA